TGAACGGTGGCGTGTTAGCCGCAGTCAGCCTGACTGACCTTGAGTTGATACTGAAGATACTGCTGCTTGCCATGACTTGTGTATGGACAGCGGTTAAAATTGCTAAACTACTAAAAGAACAATGAAAATACCTGAGCGTTTGAAATCCAGAAAGTTGTGGCTAGCCATCGGCGGATTGCTAACCGTCATGTCCACTGAGTGGCTGAACATGTCACCTGAACTGACTGAAAATATTGTCAGCGCAGTTGTAATAATTATACCAAGTTACCTCGCTGGGCAAGGCCTGGTAGATTGCTTTAAAGCCTATGCTGAGAGGAAATGATAACGGAGTTCATTGCCGCCATGCGGGCGATCCCAAAGATTGTGGATGCCCTGAATGGACTCACCGATGCGGCAACCGTAATGGTTGCCACACAACGGCGGGAGGATAAGGATGAGATGGTGCGCGACCTTATTGCTGCTGCCAATGCTCGCCGGGAGCAGCGGTTGCTTGACGCAGAAACTGAACGGGTTTCAGGAGGCGACCCAGGCGGATCCGGTGGGGTTTGAGTCGAGTGTTAGTACCCCGGAAGGGGCACGGTTTGTGGGGAGTTTGGGTTTGTTGATAAACAAATACGAGGAACGATTAGAACGAGGAAAATAAAATGCCTGACATTACAAAAGGACACAGTTTCTCAAGTGGAGATTCCTGCACGGCGGCGAAGCTGAACAGTTTGGTTGATGATGCCGTTATCAACGACGATGCCATTGGCGCGGACAAGCTGGCGGCGAATGCGGTGACCAATGCCAAGGTGAGCAGTTCCGCGGCTATCGCTCACAGCAAGCTCGCTGACCTGGGGGCAGCAGGAGAGTTGCTGGTTGGCAATACCGACAAGGTGGCAACGAGTGTGGCGCTTTCAGGGGATATTACCACAGTCAGTGCTGCCGGGTTGGTGACTATTGCTGACGATGCAATTACTACGGCCAAGATTCTGGATGACAATGTTACTGCGGACAAGTTGGCGAACACGGCGGTGACGGCAGGAAGCTACACTAACACCTCGCTCACGGTGGACGCCCAAGGTCGGCTTACTGCTGCGTCAGAGAAAAGTCGGACAGGGGAGGTTCTTCAGATTGTCTACGCGGATATAACGGGAGCGGGTTCTGAAATTACTAGCGGAACGATGGTTGATGTCACTGGCTTCACGGCAACCATCACCCCTACATCAGCTGCCAGCACGATTCTAGTGCAGTGCATGATAACTGCCGGAGCCGCGAGCGGCAATGCCGCTGCCTACGGATTGACGGAGAAGATTGGTTCGGGAAGCGCGGTTCAGATAGGTTCGGCAACTGACCCCGGTGGAGATAGTAGGAGGTATGGTCTCGCCGCGATGGGACAGTCTCCCGGAAGCCAGACTCTCGCTACCACACTTCTTCAGTACAAGGCTTCTCCCGCAACAACCTCTGCCACTGTTTATCAGTTGACAGTATCCTGTAGGACTAATGCGGGATCCCACTCATTTTACCTTAACCGACCATCGTCTAATGACGACGATGACGTATCTGTTATTGGAGCATCGACCATCACGTTGACCGAGGTAGCAGGATGACTAAAAGCGACATAGCACAATTCGTAGCGGACAAACTCCAGAAGAGTGATGCCGGCAGCATCACCTTGTTGAAATCTTTTGTGGATCGGCGCTATGACATGATTTGGAACTCAGGCCTTTGGCGTGAAACGCTGGGCACCACTTCCTACTCGGTGGCGATTGATGAGAATGAGGTTACGCTGAACAGCACGGTGCATTTCCCGGTATCCGCTGCCTGGGATAACAACGAGATTGCACCCATCAACCTGGACACCGTGTTTCGGATTGACCCGGAGTTGTTGAGCCAGTCAGGCACCCCCGTTCAGTTTCTTGTCCTGCCAAACGATTCGGATGGGGATGCAGTCATTCAGTTGATCAAGAAACCTGATGTAGCCAAGACTCTACTGGTGCTGGGCAAGTTGAAGGTGGTCGCCCTGGGTGATACGGATTCCCCGAAGATCAATGGAATTGATAATGCGCTCCTGGCATTTGTTGAGGGCGACATGCTCCAGCATGTTCGCCAGTACGGCAAGGCCCAGGTGATGCAGCAGGAAGCTGCGGCGCAATTGGCGGTTTGTCGCGACCTGGAGACATCCCAATCCGCAAAGATTAGCAAACTTATTCCTGAGATGTTTGACGTTTGGGACATAGGTGATTTTGAATAATGCCTGTAACTTACAATGACGCACTGGACGATCAACTGGCGTTTGACGCCTGTTTGTCTTTCGTTGGGGGTCAGGTATCCAACGTGCGCGGCAACCTGCTGAACCAGACCCAGTATTCCGAGGGCACCAATATTGACATAGATCGGTTCGGTGGGGTGGTCACCCGGCACGGCACCAAGCGTGAACTGGGTGGCTTGCTGGATGTCTTATGGGAGGATGCCGCCACCAACTGGGAGAGTTTCGGGGATCTTTGGGACGGCAACCCCACTACCAAGCTGGATGGGCTGGCATACTTTGACACGCCCAGTTTGGAGCAACTGGTGGCGGTGAATGAGCAGAAGATTTATAAGAACGTGGATTCAGTGGGTAGCTGGACTGAGGTCACCGGCTACACCCCCGCCAGCGATGTCAATGTCGAGTTCGCCCAACTCGTTGACAAACTTTACCTGACCGACGGCACCGGCAATGTGCATCAGTTTAACGGCACCACCTTAACTGACCTGGGCACCGAGACTAGCGGAACTCCAACGGCAGGAAACCCGCCCATCTGCAAGTACCTGGTGGCGCATACCAACAGGCTATTTGCCGCCGGCTGCACGGGGGCAAACACGGTTGCTGATGAACTGTTCTGCTCCAGCTTCCTGGACGCGGGCGCGACCAAGTGGGACTGGCAGGATGACAGCATCCGCATTGGAGGTTCTTCAGGCGACCCCATAACCGGCCTGGCGCCCTGGATGGGGGTCAACCTGGTGGTCTTCAAGGAGCGAAGCATTTTCAACGTGGTAGCGGATCCATTGGTGGCTACTGCCTCGCTTTGGACGGTCCAGAACGTCGATCCCAACATCGGTTGCCATTCGCACCGGTCCATTGCCCAGGTGGGTGCGGATATTTTCTTCCTGGCACCTGATGGAATAAGGACTGTGCGTTCAATCCTGGAAGGCGCCTCCACTGCGGTGAGTGAGCCGATCTCTGTAGGGATCCAGGACGTGATTGACACAATCAACTGGAATGCCGCCAGGGAGCAGGCGTGTGCCACATTCTGGCGGAATCATTACCTACTTGCGGTGCCCACGGGGAGCAGTACGACTAACAATAAACTGATCGTATATAATACCGTTGCCAAGGCGTTTTTGGGCACCTGGGATTTGGATGTGACCCAGTTTGATACTAGCGCATTTTCCGGCGACCTGAAACTGGCAATGTCAACCGAGAGTGGCAAGGTGATGTTCTTTCAGGATTACGTGCAGACTGACAGTGAGGTGGACGCAGACTTTCAGGATGACGGGGTGGATTACGAGTCCTGCCTGCTCACCCGAGCCATGACGTTTGGCGAGCAGTTCAGTGAGATTTTACCCAACCATGTGGAGATTGAATTGAAGCCGGCCCTGGCACAGCAGGTCCAGATTCGTTCGGTGCTGGACGAGGGTGATGATACAGTAATCAACCAGACCCACATCAACACGGAGACGGGCACACTGCTCCTACCCTTTGATTTGGGGGAAGATGCTTTATTGGGGGAAAGTGTACCTATCAAGAATTCCTATAACATGATCCAGAAGGGGCCGGGGCGGGAGATACAGTTCCGGGTCAGATCCTTTGGCAGCAAGATGCACCTGCGATCAATCAAGGCGAGCGCCTATATCAACACCTTTGCCCAGGAAGCATGAGTGAAAGGAATCATACATACGTTGAGATCGCTCGCTTCATTCGCGGAGCGGATCGACGGGGGTTGTGTTTCGGAGGATGGCCGGATTCTGTCCTGGAAGTTTTCCTGCAATGGAACGACGAAAATGGAAATCTGGTCCTCAAGTCGGACCAGGGAAACCTGGTCGCGGTGGCGATTATCGAGACGGTTCTTGAAGCTGATCACGATCAACAACCCCAGGGAAGGGGGTCAGTCCCTATGCAAGACCTTATGGAGGAGGAGGAATGGGGAGTGGAAGAGGATGTCGGTGGATTCGATCACCGTCCGCACCGGGGGTTAACCGTGTTCGCACTGGAAAGCGTTTTTAATAAAGTAATGGAAGGGGTTAAATGAAGAAGAACAAGAAGCTGAAAATTGGCGGACCACTAAAGAAGGCAGCTGACAAGCTGAACGCTGCGGCACTGCCCGGCGAGCGTCTGGCATACATCAACCCCGAAGAGGCTAGGATGTTGAAGGCAGCCGGTGGCGCCGGGGTGCCATTCAACGAAAGTGGTGTGCCAGCTTATATTGGTCCTTGGGTGGCGGCGGCATTGGGAGCGGTTGTAGGGGGGGTTATAGGCAGCAAGAGCAAGGAACCCGAACAACCCGACCTTCAGTCAACCACCCGTGAGGGGATGGAGGCGGAAGCGGAGTTGTTCCCGATTCAGCAGCAGTTGATTTGGGCAGCCAGGCAGGGACTCAAGGGGTCAGTCAAGGTTGGTGACAAGGATGTGCCCTACGATTTCACCGGCATGGGTTGGCGGGAGATGCAGACAGACCAGACCGAGCAGGAGCAAATCTCAGCAGACGCCAGGGCGAAGCTGGACTTGGACTTGCAGCAAAAGTACGGGTCAGGAATGGCGCTGGAACAGTTGAAGAGGTTCAAGGAAATGAATCCGCTTCAGTGGGAGGCGAAACAAAAGTCCGGGGAAGCAATTTTATCACAACTGGCGCTGGGCAGTTCGTATGACCAGACGCAAGTTCAAGAGGGAGTCCGCGGCGCCCAATCTGCCCGAGGCAATGTGTATGGTCGTGCCAACATCGCCCAGGAAGCGAAGGCAACCTACTCTGAAGGGCAAGCCATGCTTCAGCAACGAATCGCCATGGCGCAGCAGCATGCCATGGGTCAACCAGTGCAGGGACCGGGGGCACGGTTTGCTCCAGCCCAAGTGGGTTACAATCCGCAACCAATGGGGCTAACCCAGCAGTCACTGGGGTTTGCACAGTCAGGTTACTCAACTGCCGCACAGAATTATTCCAACCCCTGGATGGAGGGGTTGGGAATGGTCACCGGCATGTACTCAAGTTACCTGCTGGGTAGGGGTGGACAGGGCGGCACACCGGCCCCTGGCGGCGGCGGCGGCATGGGCGGCGGCATGGGCGGCGGCGGCGGACAATGGCCTAGTCAATTGGGCGGCATTCGTGGGGGAGGAAATTTGTGACAAAGGAGGATAAGTAATGCCAAGGAAAAGTTCATTCTTAATGGGGTTTGAGTCGGGCGCGTCAATCTATGATAGCGCCAAGCGGCGCCAGATGGCCGCCAAGCAGTTGCAGTTGCAAACACGGCAACAGACGTTGGCCGAGGATGCTGCGGAGCAGAGGCGTGGTTTGCTGGACATGCAGATCAAGCAGGCGCAGCAGAAGATGGACGAGTTTAAGCGCAAGGCCGACGAGAGGGTTACTTCCTACAACACAATCAACACTATCCAGGAAACCATTAGCATGATGAACCCTGGCAAAGACCCGAAGTGGTGGAGCAAGCCTGAGAATTATCGGCTTGCCCAGGGAATTTGGGCCGAGCTAGAGGACGGCATTACGGATACAGGAGCATTAGCTCGGTGGGATGTGTACAAGGAAACGATTGGCGAAAAGGAGGGGGCAAAGAAGATTAAATTAATTGAGGCTCAAAACCTATACGAAATGCAGTTCAATGCAGAGATGAAGCTGCGGGACGGTGCGCAGAAGTCGAAGGACATTAAGAAGTTTAATTTTGAAAACAAGACAAGCCTGCCAATAACCAGTTGGAATGAAATAGCCACACTCAATAGGAAAAAGGCCGGCATCCTCAGACAGGCGTCTGCAACTGGAACTTACACCATGGACGAGGATTGGCCCGCTGGAATGCATGAAAGCGTGACAGCAGAAGCGCAAGTCGAGATTGATATTTTCAAGGGCAAGCGGACGATCAAAGTTGAGGACGCGGCATCCGCGGCTGCCCTGGCAAGCATTAAGCTCATCGAGCAGATGGAACAGAAGAGCAAACAGGAACAGAAAAACGCATTTAATAAATGGAAGCAACTAAAGGGGCGCGAACACTTGATTCACGACACCCCCTC